ACAAATGAGCGACTTATCAGTTAATGAAGCAGACCCAGTAGTTCTATTAAAGGAACTATTAAATAGAACGACACCAGAGATTGCACTACCTAATGGTGAAACATCAGGTGGTAAACCACTCTTTAGAGAACATTCTATTACTAATACAGCTGGGAAGGTTCAACTGTTAGGGATAATGGCTAATGTAGAGTTAGTTGTTACACCATCAGAAGAAGAAGAATGATACTTAATATATTATTTTATTTAAAGAACTTTATATTTAAGAATAGATATACACCTAAAGAGATAAGAAAGTTTATTTGTTTTATGTGTGGAGATAGTCATACATTCCCATTTACAAGCAAAGATTATATGTGTTGTAATCCCTGCTTAAAAACATTGGCTGAATAATGAAACAAAAGTATAGATACAAAGTATATGAAACAATGACTTATGATGAACCTGCATATAAAAATGTATATACCATAATTCATTATGTTGTAGCAAATAATGAAGAACACGCTATTCAAAAAGCTAAATCATTAGATTGTCAAGCAGATACTAGAGAACAATATGGTAGCGACTTTAAAGCTGAATTAAACCCAGTGCTTTATCGTGAGGAGAAAGAATGAGCCACCCAGTACCAGGTCAGAGTTATTATTGTGAGGATTGCCACGAACCATTAGATGATGGTCCTCATAAATGTATTCATATTACAGGCAACATCTAACCAATTCTGTCCTTTGCAATTTTAAAATAATCTTTAACTATCTCAATGCCAATAAAATCTCTATTTATTTCTTTACATACGACACCACTTGTTCCACTTCCCATAAAACAATCTAATACTGTATCATTTTCATTAGACCAACTTTTTATCATATCTTTTGCTAAATCTTCTGGGAACATAGCTGGGTGTTTAATATTTCCTGTTTTGATTTTTCCTGTTCTGTATTCAAAAATATTACCTCTTATTTTTTCATCTTTAATTTTAACTTTTTCGATTGCAGTTGTTTCATCATTATCTGTTTTATAAAAACTTGTTTTTCCCCAAGTTTCTGTTCCTGCCCACTTACAAGGAATCATTATTGGGTTAAATGTTTTAGGTTTACCTTTACTAAAACAGAACATATATTCAAACTCTTGTTCGTATCTTCTGTGGCTTAAAGGTGCAAAATTTAATTTCTTATAAATCATAGTGTCATAAATATTGAAACCTATATCATTAAAATAAATAGCTTGTTTGAAACTTGTTCCTGTTTCACTTCCATTTTTAGTTTTATCGCCCACAACCCATATAACTACACCACCATCTTTTGTAACCCTATACAATTCATCAGCTACTAATCTGAAAATATCAAAATTCCATAACAAAGTATTTTTATAATTTTTTACATCATCATAAGGTGGGCTTGTCAAAGTCATATCAATAGAATCATCTGGTAATTCTTTCATTACTTCTAAGCAATCGCCATTAAATAACTTCATACTATCTTGTAGTTACTCCAACCATTCTTATCTATCGTAAATGTTAATACACCAGGTTCATTCCACATACCAGTTCTTGCAGTAAAATCTTTACTTGCATCAATACTTGGACACTGAAACCAAGTTCTTTTACCTTGTTTAAGTAATCTTGGGTGGTGATAATGAGCTGTAATTAAGATTTCAGCAGCACCACTAGGCAACCAACCAAACATTTGTCCTTGCCACCACTTCATTATCTTACTTTCTGGACCTGCACCACCTGTAGTCATATGTCCGTGTGTTATAGCTACAGCTTTACCTTTAATCTCAAGTAAATGGTGATAGTCAGTAGGTAAAATAACATTTACTTTCTTATATCTAGGGTTCTGTGCCATTATCTCTTTGACTACTTCAAAGTGCATCATATCAGAGTTGTCTAATCTATCAGATAATACCTGTCCTTTACCAGATCTAGTCATCTCTCCGTGATTACCACCTATACCACACATAGTTATCTTGTCCACAAGTGGTAGAAATGTATCAACTGTCTGCATAATTAGCTGTCTTGCTAGTTTATATTGCTGTGATAGGGTAAGTTCTATGTTAAATGGCATAGATGAATAGAAAGATTGGTCGCAGTTCTCTGTTAAATCTCCTAATCCTAGTAAAAACACCTCATCTATGGCTGTTCCTCCCTTACGCAGTGCCTTAATCTGATTAACCCCCTCTATAAGGGCTTCCTCGTAGCGTTTAAGGGTATTCTCTACCCCATAGTCTGCTTTTCCTAACTGCCAATCAGCCATTGTCCATATAAAGGCAGTATTACCACCAAACTTAGTGTTCTTTAGCTTAGGTTTCTTTAAATATATCTTGCATAGCTCATCAAAGTATTCATCTAATGCAGGATTCTTCCTCTTTACTATGCCTTTAAATGCAAAAAAGGTGGTTGTTTCACCACCTTTAAGCTGTGCGTTCCAAGAACTAGCACGAACTGTACCTTCTATTGTGTAATATTTGGGATCAAACCCCCAATCTTTTAGGATTGAGTCGTACTTATTCTTGTAGTCTGGATCTGTACCAACATAAGTTATCTCACCTTTGCCAGTTTTCTCATCAAATTCTATTGATGGTTGCCAACCAGACTTGTAGTAGTTATTGCCTAATTCATCTGTCATATGCAGCCTTTCTGTTAAGACTATTATAGACAGTTGATATGACTAAATCTGCTACTTAGTTATTTGTTTCTTAGCGTATGTCTTGATAACTGCTAGTGCAGCACCACCACCAGCTAACGCAGCTAACTGAATTGTTTCAGCTTCTACACCAACTAATGGAGCAACTGTTAAAGCACCAATGAACGCTTCAATGAAGGTCCACGCAGTTCTTTCAAGCATATCCTTGAGGTCATCACTCAATTTATACTCCCACGAATCGGACCAAGGTGTCCACCAAACATCTTTCTTAAATGTACCATCTTGGTTTCTTGCTCTCTTTAATTTTTCAAACATTATCTTATCCTCTTTCCATCAATTTTAGCAGAGAGAACTTGAATCTCCCCACTAATCTCTTGGAGTTTCTCATAAACACTATCAGGTTTAATGAAATCTGGACTAGCAGTGTTACTTAATTCTTTACCATCTAAGTCTATCTTGCTGTATTCTATGGTAACTTTCTTACCTTGTAGTAATTGATTTGCCACCTTTGCATACATTTTCTTGTACGCTACAGCACTTGAACCAACGAAACCATTAAAGTTCACATCTAAATCTTGTTGTGTATCTCCTACAATTAAGCAACCTGATGTATGTTCATCTGTATTACCTGTATGAATTAAGATATATTCAAAGCCAGGAACATCTTGTATGTGTAACATACCATAATGTGCATTCTTATATCTCTCTGAATACCTAGCGTGGAATCCACCTGTCTTTCTAAACTTAATATCATATGTACCTTCAGGTATGCAGGTTTCGTGCATTACCTTTACTGCTTGGTACTGATCCTCTAATGTATAACATTCAAAAACACCATTAATAAACAACAAACCATTGGTTGCATCTTTACCGAATTGTGTTCTAACTACTTGTAGTTTCATTGTATCTCCTATCTGTGTCCGTACTTATCATTACAAATTGTAACATAAGTACCTGTATCTTTTTGTTTATATGTACGACAACAACTCATTTTCTAAATCCAATAGTGAGTAGCCATATACCTAATGTAATAACTGTGGCTAATCCTGTAACTTGTTGAGCTGAACCTGTCAATGTAAGCGTAGCTATAACTAAACCTACTAAGGTCCAACTAAGATTTAAAGTTTCTTTAATCGCTTCAATAAACCAAGACCATAGCTTCTTAAACATTAACTTCTCCTAAATATAAACGCAGCCATACTAGCTATTCTAGTCAAGATTACAGGAACTACTACCTCTTGTGCTTTTTCTTTTTGATCTGTTGTCATATCATCACCAATATTATCAAGAGTTATCTCTGATATATCCTCAAAGTCCACAAAAACTTCTATTGGATTCTCAAGGAACTCCTCATACTGCACCTCTGTAACAACATCAGCAAGTGTATAGTTCTCTACATCTTTATTTTCTACAGCTCTCTCAACATATTCCTCTACTGCTTCAGCTACTATCTCATCTTCTTTAACAGCTTCAGCAATAATCTCAACATCCTCTGTTTCTACTTGTAATACTTCAGCAACAACTTCAACTTGTTCTTCAGTTAGTTCCTCAACATCTTCA